ATGAGCATCCTGGATCGCGTCAAAAAGTGAATTTAAGATTATCAAACTAAACCCTTTTAAACCTGTACAAGCAAATGTTTCAATCTGAGCATCTGCAGGAGAAGTGGGCGCCCCTTCTGAATCATGAAGGCCTTGGTGAAATCAAGGACGCCCATCGTAAAGCGGTCACCGCTTGCCTGCTGGAAAACCAAGAGCGCTTCCTGCGCGAAGAGAGAAGCTTCCTGAGCGAAGCCCCCACAAATGCTGTCGGTGCCGACGGTTTCACTGGTAGCTCTGCTGCTGCTGGTCCTACCGCTGGTTTCGATCCTGTTCTGATCTCCCTGATCAGACGCTCCATGCCCAACCTGCTCGCATATGACCTGTGCGGCGTTCAACCAATGAACGGCCCTACTGGTCTGATCTTTGCGATGCGTTCCCGTTACAACGGTCAGAGTGGCGGCGAGGCCTTCTTCGATGAGGCAAACTCCGCATTCTCTGCACAGCGTGAAGGTAACGACGCTACTGCTGGTTGGACTTCTACCAACGCTGGTTTCGGTACTACTGGCCAGATTGGTTCTAACCCCTCCGTTCTCGGTTCCTCCGACGCTGACCAGGGTCTTTACTCTGTTGGTCAGGGTATGCGTAAGGACGAGGCAGAAGGTCTCGGAGAAGCCGGTAACGACTTCAACGAGATGGCTTTCTCGATCGAGAAGGTCACTGTTACCGCTAAGTCCCGTGCTCTGAAGGCTGAGTACTCCCTGGAACTGGCCCAAGACCTCAAGGCGATTCATGGTCTGAACGCTGAGGCTGAACTGGCCAACATCCTTTCCAGTGAGATCCTCGCTGAAATCAACCGCGAAGTCATCCGTACCATCTACAAAGTTGCTCGTTCTGGTGCTCAGAACAACGTTGCAACTGCTGGTACTTTCGACCTCGACGTTGACTCTAACGGTCGCTGGAGTGTTGAGAAGTTCAAGGGTCTGCTGTTCCAAATCGAGCGCGATGCAAACGCAATCGCCCAAGAGACTCGTAGAGGGAAGGGCAACACCATCATCACCTCTGCTGATGTTGCTTCCGCTCTGACCATGGCTGGTGTACTTGATTACACCCCTGCCCTGAACGCTAACCTGAACGTTGACGACACTGGCAACACCTTCGCTGGTACTATCAACGGTAAGTACAGAGTCTACATCGATCCTTATTCTGCAAACGTCGCTGCCAACCACTACTACGTTGTTGGTTACAAGGGTACTTCCCCTTATGACGCTGGACTCTTCTACTGCCCATACGTTCCCCTGCAGATGGTCCGTGCCGTTAACGATGGCACCTTCCAACCAAAAATTGGCTTCAAGACCCGCTACGGCATGGTCGCGAACCCATTCGCAGAAGGAACTGCTCAAGGCCTTGGCGCTCTCACCCAGAACGCTAACCGCTACTATCGTCGTACTAAGGTCACCAACCTCATGTGATCTAAATACTTCCGTCCGTGTGAAGGAAGTGGAGGGGTCTTCGGACCCCTCTTTTTTTATCTAAATACAAAGAAAAGCCTCATGGCTAATCCTCTTCTTAATCAGGTTGCTAATAGGAACTTTCTGTCTCCTATTGGATTCAAACTGAAAATCAACAAATGTCCAAAGGTAGACTTCTTGTCTGTCGGGGCCAATCTTCCTGGGGTAACGTTGGGTACTGCAATCCAACCCACATACCTGAAGGATATTGATCTGCCAGGTGACAAGTTGGTTTATGAGGACTTCATTGTCAACTTCATCGTTGATGAAAACCTAGAGAACTATGCCCAGATCTACAACTGGTTGAAAGGTTTGGGATTCCCAGAATCTCAGAAACAGTTTGTTGATCTGAAGAAGGACGATCCATACTTCGATGTCACCTCTGACAAGGAAAATCCATATGCAATCTATTCAGATGCATCTTTACAGATTCTGAATAGTAACTACAGACCCCAGGCATATGTTAAACTAAAGGATGTATTCCCAGTCAGTTTGACAAGTTTACAATTTAATGCCAACGATACGGACGTGAATTATTTTACGGCCACGGTAACATTCAAATACAGAATTTTTGAACTACTGGATAAAAACTATAAAGAAATGTAATGAACCTTGAGACGATTCAGGAAATGTGGTCGAAGGACTCGATCATTGATCCCGATGAACTACATACTGCTTCATTAGACGTTGCCCGTTTACACTCTAAATACTTTCAGTTGTACAACGATCTGAAACTTCTTCGTGCGAGAGCCAAGAAGACGCAACAATCGGTGTATCACGAAAGACATCTGTATTATTCGGGAAAGGCTGAACCAGAGATCTACGAAAAAGATCCGTTCCCTTACAAAGTGAGAGAGAAGGACGCACTCCAAAGATATCTGGACGCTGACGAAAGACTAACCGCAGCTCTGTTGAAAGTAGAATACTACGACGTGATGTTGGATTATCTTGTGGATATTATCAAGGTAGTTCAGAACCGAACTTTTCAGATCAAAAACGCAATTGATTGGCAGAAGTTCATCCGTGGATACGACAATTAAAATCTCCAAAAAGAATGAAGTATTCCTGAAAGTTCAGGCAGACCCACACGTCTACTACGAACTTTCAGACGCTTTTACTTTTGATGTACCTGGGGCCAAATTTATGCCTCAGTACCGAAGTAAATATTGGGACGGAAAAATTAGGTTATTCAACACAGGCTCTGGTGAGATCTATGTTGGACTTCTCGACAAGATCGTGAAGTTCATGAATGAACATGGATATGATTATCAGTTTGAGGACAGTAAGTTCTATGGAACCCCCTATGAAGAGAACAAAATGGTTTCTCTTGAGGGGGTTTCTGACTATATGCGAAGAATCTCAAAATATGAACCACGACCCTATCAGGTTCAAGGTGTTTATGATGCGTTGAGACAAAATCGCAGACTTCTAATTTCTCCAACGGCCTCAGGTAAGTCATTGATGATTTACTCTGTTGTTAGATACATGGTTGAAAAGGGAGAGGATGTCCTTCTAGTTGTTCCTACAACATCTCTCGTTGAACAGATGTTCAAGGACTTTGAAGACTATGGTTGGGACGCCGAAAAATATTGTCATAAGATCTACTCTGGTAAAGAGAAACAAGATAGTAGACCTGTCACAATCACAACATGGCAGTCTGTCTATAAGTTAGACCGCAAGTTTTTTGCGCGTTATGGTTGTGTCATTGGAGATGAGGCACACCAGTTTAAATCCAAGTCACTGGTCAATATCATGACCAAACTTGCAGATGCAAAATATCGTTTTGGTTTTACTGGAACACTAGACGGAACACAAACTCACAAGTGGGTATTGGAAGGTTTGTTTGGTCCTGCATATAAGATCATCAGAACTGATGAGTTGATGGAGAAAGGCCATCTTTCTAAACTTGACATCAATATTCTTATACTTAAACATCCACCACAAAAGTTTGAAACCTTTGAAGATGAAGTTCAGTTCATCATTGGACACGAACAGAGAAACAACTTCATCAAAAATCTAGCGTTAGATCTGAAAGGAAACACGTTGATTCTCTACAGTCGTGTGGAGAGTCATGGTGCAATATTGTACGACATGATAAATACTTCTGTAGAGGGACGAAAAGTATTTTTCGTTCATGGTGGAGTAGACGCCGAAGAAAGAGAAAAAATCCGCGAAATCACAGAAAGGGAAAACAACGCAATCATCGTTGCCTCATACGGAACTTTCTCTACAGGTATCAATATCAAGAATCTACACAACGTAGTATTTGCATCACCTAGTAAATCTAGGATCAGAAATCTGCAGTCGATTGGAAGAGTCCTTAGAAAAGGAAACAATAAAACAAAGGCCGTATTGTACGACATCGCAGATGACACTACATACAATTCTCGAAAAAACTACACTTTAAATCATCTCATTGAAAGGGTAAAAATTTACAATGAAGAGAATTTTAATTATGAGATAGTCCCAGTAAAAATGAGGAGTACATGAAAGAAACTTTTGCAGTAATCAAACTAATATCAGGAGAAGAGATCTTTTCTCAAGTAGAAGAATTTTACGATGAAGATACTAGATCTATTTTATTGATCGAACCATGCACAATGAAAGAGATTGCTTCTAGAAGAAGTGGTCAATCGTTCTTCAAAGTTGATTCGTGGATCAAACTTTCTGATGATTCAATTTATTGTCTGGATATGAAAAATGTCATACATTACTCCAGATGCACAGATAAAGAAATTATTTCAACCTACAAGAAATGGGTAAGAACTATAAATAATGAAACTGAAGAAGTGACGGCTACAAGGGTTGGTGTATCTACATCAATGGGATACATCTCTTCAGTTGATAAGACTAGAGAATCTCTAGAAAAGCTTTATAAATTAGATAGCTAATTACAATAGTTCCCTTGAACCCTAGCAGAGTTATTGTACAGGGATCCTGTGTGCTTGTCAAGCCTCAGGATTTTTGATATAATTGATTTATATTATAAAAAGGGTCAATGATCAATGGTTACTGTAATGGCGAAAAGAAAAAGATCTGAACATTATGTAAACAACAAAGAGTTTTTGACAGCCATCGTTGAATACAAGGTTGCTGTTCGTCTTGCTGCTGAAAGAGGACAACCAAAGCCAAGAATCACCAACTACCTTGGAGAGTGTTTCCTTAAGATTGCAACGCACCTTTCTTACAAGCCAAACTTCGTCAACTACATGTTCAAAGATGACATGATTTGTGACGGAATTGAAAACTGTGTTCAGTACATCAATAACTTCGATCCAGAAAAGTCTAGCAACCCCTTTGCATACTTTACTCAAATCATTCACTACGCCTTCCTGAGACGCATTCAGAAGGAGAAGAAACAGTTAGAGATCAAGACAAAGATTATCGAAAGAAGTGGATATAGTGAAGTCTTCTCAGATGATGGTATGATGGCCGGTACTGAGAGTGATTACAACACTATCAAGGACAACATCAATTACAGATACAATCAATGAGTGAACATCCAGAAATTGCCGAGTACGAGTGGATCGATGATGCATTCGCAGTTGTGCAGACCAGGTTCATGTGGAAGAGTATCCGTAAAGATACTGGTAACGACTTTTTGTTTGGTATGACCAAAGAAATTGTTACAGACATGAGTCGGTGGCATCTTAAGTGTGAACAGGAAGGAACTCTGGAAGAGTACACTAGAGTTGTTGGTGATGCTTTTGTTGGAGGAAAACTATAAGATGTTCCCAGTGACAGTCATCGACAACTTTTTTCCTGACCCAGATAAAGTTGTCGAGATGGCTTCCAACCTAAAGTTTTACAAGACTGATGAGGGTCAATGGCCTGGTGAGAGAACTCAAGAACTCCTTAAATTAAATCAAGATTTTTTTCTTTCTACTGCACTAAAAATTCTTGGAACATTTTACGAATCTTCAGTGGAAACTATTGATATGTCTATGACATTTCAAAAAATTAAACCTTTTGAGGAGAGTAAAAACCGAGGATGGATTCATCGAGACAATGGTATGCAACTCGGTGGATTGATTTACTTAAATAAAAATCCCGAACCTGATACTGGAACAACCATCTATGAAGAGACTAGAGGATATTCTTTAGTTGATATGGTAGTTAACGAGACAAAGAAAAAACACTATCTTGGTCATCAAGTATCGGATGAAGAGTATGAATCCTCATACAACAAAATGAGATCTCAGTTTACTGAGACTATCAAAGTTGAGAACCGATACAACAGGTTGCTTTTATTTGATGGTATGACGTATCATGGTGCCAATACCTTTGGTAAAGATACCGAAAGACTGACCCTAGTATTTTTCCTTAAATCACTTTTAGCTCCTATTCAACCGCTCTGTAGATAATGAAAGTTGCAATCATTACGGATCAACATTTTGGAGCTCGTAAGGGTTCTAAGTTGTTTCATGAATATTTTCTTCAGTTCTACAATGAGGTGTTCTTTCCAACCTTAGAGAAAGAAGGCATCAAAACCGTAGTAGATATGGGTGATACCTTTGACAACCGAAGAGGTATCGATTTCTGGGCTCTAGATTGGGCCAAAGAAAATTACTACAATCGTCTTCGTGACATGGGTGTGACAGTTCATACTGTCATTGGAAACCACACTGCATACTATAAAAATACGAATGAGATCAATGCCATTGGTCTTCTTCTTCGTGAGTATGATAATGTAATCTGTTATGATTCTGTCAAAGAAATCAAACTCGGTAATCTTAAAACGTTACTAATTCCATGGATCAACCAGGAGAATGCAGATGAGACTTATGCAACTATTGAAAAGACAAGTTGCGACTGCGCGATGGGGCACCTTGAGCTCAGAGGATTCGCGGCTAATCGATATGTCGTCATGGAGCATGGTGATGAAAGCACACGCTATCAGAAGTTCAAGCGGGTATTTTCGGGTCATTACCATACAAGATCTACTCAAGGAAACGTAAGTTATCTTGGTAATCCTTATGAGTTGTATTGGAGTGACGTTGACGACGATAGAGGTTTTCATATCTTTGACACTGAAACTCTAGAGGCCGAACCAGTCAACAATCCTTTCAAGATGTTCTACAACATCTACTATGAGGATACTCCACATCAACTTTTCAAGACTGCGGATTTTAAAAACAAGATTGTAAAAGTAATCGTTCGTAAAAAGTCAGACGCACTGGAGTTTGAGAAGTTCATTGACAAACTCTACAAAGCAAACGTCCATGAACTCAAAGTTGTAGAAAACTTTGACTTTGCAGGAATCTATGATTCTGAGGATATTGAGAGTGATGAATCTGAGGATACTGTTAGTATATTAAATAGATACATCGATGAGTCTGAAGTTGATTTGGACAAATCAGTTCTTAAGGAATTACTTAGGACAGTGTACATGGAGGCTTGCGAGGTACAGTGAGATGTGGATCCTTACGATCAGGGGAGAGGAATCGGAGGGTGCTTATGCCATGGAAAATGAAGATGGCAATAAGACCCTGTTTCTTTTTGAAGATGAGGATGACGCCGTTCGTTACTCTGAAATGAATGCTATGTCTGATAAAAAAATGCCTAAGTTAGTTCCTGTAGAAGTTGAAGAAGAAGTTGCCATAAAGGCGTGTGAGATGTATGATTACCCATATGCGGTGATCAGTTCATCTGATTTGGTAATCCCCCCTGACTATGATAAGATTTAAGAGTATTCGTTGGAAGAACTTTCTGTCTACGGGAAATCAGTGGACTGAACTGAATTTTGAAAAGAATGATACGACTCTGATTATTGGTACTAATGGTGCTGGTAAGTCTACCGTTTTAGATGCACTTACCTTTTCTCTCTTCAACAAACCATTTCGTAAAATCAATAAACCACAACTTGTAAATTCTACAAATGAAAAAGATTGTAGAGTTGAGATTCATTTTGAAGTTGGAACTAGAGAGTTCAAAGTAGTTCGTGGTATCAAACCATCTATCTTTGAGATCTGGGCCGATGGTAAGATGATGAATCAAGATGCTGCAGCCGCAGATCAACAGAAGTATCTTGAGAACAATATCCTCAAATTAAACTATAAATCCTTTACTCAGATTGTAATTCTGGGTTCTGCTGGATTTACTCCGTTCATGCAACTCTCCGCACAGAATCGTAGAGAAGTTATTGAAGATCTTCTGGATATTCGGATCTTCTCTTCCATGAATAGTATTATCAAAGATAAGATTCGTCAGAATCGTGAGGATGTAAAACTTCTTTCCTTGAAGAAAGATAATCTTTCTGACAAAGTTGATATGCAGAAAGGTTTTATTGATCACTTGGAAAGTGAGGCAAATCAAGAAATCATCAAAAAGACTCTTAAAATTGATGAACTTAAACTCAACATTACTCAAATTGAAGATCACACAAAAACTTTGACCAGGGTTGAGAATGGTCAGAGATCCAAGATGGAAGAACTTAGTTTCGATAAGACTAAGATCAAAAAACTTGGTGGTCTTCGTGGAAAAATCACTCAGAAGGTATCAACTCTGACCAAAGAACTAGAATTCTTTGAAGGTAATACGGTTTGCCCTACTTGCACCCAATCTATTGAAGATGAGTTTCGCTTAAATAAAATTGCTGATGCTCAATCTAAAGAAACGGAACTGACTCAAGGTCTCAATGATCTTGAAACGGCCATTAAACAAGAGGAGGAACGAGAGTCTCAGTGGATTGCTCTATCGAAAGAGGTAAGTCAACTCTCACATGACATTTCTCAAAACAATACAAGAATTTCTGGGTTTCAACAACAGATCGGAGATCTTGGAAATGAAATTCAAACTATTACCAGTCAGTTACAAAACAGAAATTCTGAACATGAGAAGTTAACTAGTCTCCAAGAACAACTGAATACTGTTTACGATGAACTAGTTAAGAAAAAGGAGGACAACCAATACAAAGATTTTGTTTATAGTCTTTTGAGAGATGGTGGAGTTAAGTCGAAGATCATCAAAAAGTATCTGCCTCTGATTAACAAGCAGGTAAACAAATATCTTCAGATGATGGACTTCTATATTAACTTCACTCTTGATGAAGAGTTCAACGAGAAAGTCCAATCTCCTATTCATGAGGACTTTTCTTATGCTTCATTCTCAGAGGGTGAGAAGATGCGAATCGACCTTGCCCTTCTTTTTACTTGGAGAGAAGTTGCTGCTTTCAAGAACTCTACAAATACAAACCTCTTGATTATGGATGAAGTCTTTGACTCATCACTTGATGGTTTCGGTACTTATGAATTCTTGAAAATCATTCGTTATGTAATCAAAGGTGCGAATACTTTTATCATCTCTCACAAAGATGGTCTTCAAGATAAGTTTGATAATGTCATTCAGTTTGAGAAAGTAAAAGGATTCAGTCGGATGGTATCATGAAGAATTATGATGGCCCACTATATGCACCTTGGAGTAAGGTAGTTGAAGGTAGAGGATTCGATCCAGTGGAAAAAAGAAAAAAAGAAAAGACTTCATACCTAGTACCTGTGTTAATGTTTGTGGGAGTAATCGCAGCGACTCTTAGTGTTATTGTTGCTGGTTACTTTCATGGTGGTATGTCAATTGTTAAAGTGTACACCTCTCTACATAACTAATATGAAACGTTCCTATACTATTGAAAAGAAAGACTCCAAACACGCCCAGGTATGGGAGTGGGAAGAGACACCTGAACTCACTGCATTCATCAAAAAAAATGCAAATGCCAAACTGGCAGCATCACTCCAAGAAGGAGCAGAAACGCCACCTAAAACCACAAAAACTGAGACAAGCGCGTAAACGTAGAGCCCAGTTGAAGAACCGTCTCCTTGGACCTCTGGCGACCCGCCAGGGGTCTTATACTATGTGCATACACAGAGACATCTAATGGCAATCCAAAACATCAAAGGTACTCTTGCACGTCTTCTGGCCACTGAGAATCTGATCGTAGAACATAAGAAGTGTGAAACTGCTCAATTCAACGTTGAGACCCGTGTGTTGACGTTGCCTATCTGGGAAAATTTCTCCAATTATTCATTCGTAAATGCACTATGAACGAGGTCAATAATTACCTGGATGACTTTAGTGCTTACTTACAAGT